TACTCCACATAGAGTATTGCGAAAATGATACTTTTGCCATTATGTTTATTTATATAAAGATACGAAAAATACCTGAATTTACCAAATTAAACTTTGAGTTTCAGAGCGGAGATTACTTTTGTTTCAGTACCATAAGCCTCAGCTATTTCTTTAATATGCAACTTACCAGTTGTAGTTTGATATAAAATATTAGCATAATCTTCAGCTTCCGTTTCAGATACCTCATAGTAACGAGCTACTAACTTAATAAGCCACCCTTCATACTTTTCAGATGATGCTGGTTTCATATATTTTAGAAATGCTCTTGTCTTTGGAATTAATCCTATCAAACATAAGTACATTGCTTTAGGCGGTGCCTCTTGTATGTAAGGTTGTATATCTGCAATTAATTCTATCCACTCTGGTTTCATAGAAAGAAAACGGAGTATCATATAGTTACTCCAAGTCTTTTTATCACTCTCATCAAGTGTGTCCCAATACTTTGGGTCTTTCTTATCACAAATTGCGTTTAGATGGTCAAATAATGTTTTAGCCATATTATGCTTCTTCTTCTACTTTTAAACCTGGAGGTAATAATTCATTAAGTACTTCACCGCAATCTCCACAAAGGAATAATTCTACCGGCAGTACTTCATCTTTTGGTTTACCAGTTAATAATTTTGAAATCTTACGAAATCCAAACCCTTGTACAAAAATCTCACCACCACACTTACATGCAATAGGTTCTGTTTTTTCTAAAGGTATTTTTACTTCTTCTTGCTCACCCATTGGTTGTCCACTTGCTCCTAAAATGTTTGCCATTATATTATATTTAAAATTTGAATTAATGTAGCTGCTGCTATAATTTCTTTATCAATTGCAGTTGCTGATTTATTTACTCCATCACCTAACAATAGAATTACATTAGATGTATTTTCTCCACCATATTCCTCTACCTTATTATAAAGAGTTGTATATAAATCCGTAAAATCAGTTACTTTAGAATCTATAATAGTTTGTCTTAACTTCATATACTTATTTCTCTTATCATCCTTTGAAGAAAGTATTTCAACAATCTTTGCTTTGTAATCATTATCTAAAAGATTTTGCACGTCCACCATCAACTTTCCTTTATTGGAGTTTAGTTGGCAAGTATTTAATATCTTACGAATATCAGGATAAGCTGCATCTATGATTGGAACTAAATCCTTCACATCAAATTGTATTTCCTCATTCTTTAAGATTTTACTAACTTGTACAGCTACATCTTTTTTAGTTGGCGGAATAATTTGAAATGTTTGACAACGAGATTGTACGGGTTCAATTATCTTCTCAACATAATTACACGTTAAAATAAATCTACAATGTCCACTAAATGTTTCCATTAAATTACGAAGGATAGCTTGGCCTGGTCCAGTTAAGTAATCAGCCTCATCTAATATCATAATCTTATATGGCTTGAATCCCATAGAAGATGCGAAATTTTTAATCTTCTCTCGTAATGTATCAACACCATTCTCATCAGATGCATTTATAATCATATAATCACAATCAATTGATTTAACAATTAACTTTGCTAAGGTTGTCTTACCAGTACCAGCTTTTCCATAAAGTAGTAAATGCGGTACATCGCCTGTTTCTATATATCCTGCAACTTTTGTTTTTAAGTGCTCATTACCTACATAATCATCCAATTTATTTGGGCGATATTTCTCAACCCAAAGAGAATGATTCTTTTGTTCTTCTTTAAATTCAAACATATTTTATTTTTTTATTTTCCAGTACTTCCAAATCCACCATCACCTCTTTCACTATCAGATAGTTCATCCCATTGTTCAAACTCAACTGGAGGATATGGTATAATCATAATTTGTGCAATTCTATCACCTACTTTATATGCAAGTGAATCTAATCCATTTTCTTTTTTGAATGTAGCTTGTATTTCACCTCTATACCCACTATCAATTACACCAACGGAATTTGATAATACTAATTCATATTTTCTAATTGATGAACGAGGAAATACTAATCCTACAAATCCGTTAGGAATTTCCATTGCTAAATCAGTACCATAACTAACATCAAATGTTGTATTAGATATAATTCTAGTTGCTACTAAATCCATTCCAGCATCTCCATCCTTTGCGTAAGTTGGAATTACTGCATTTTGATTAAGCTTCTTTGTTCTTACTTTCATTTTCTATATTTGTTTTTACTAAATCAGATTGTTGTGTTTGAAAATCTCTAAGCCTTATACCAGCATCAGTTAATTCTCTAGCATATAATTTAAATTTCTTTAAAGTTTCTTTATTTGTAAAAGATATGTATGCATCTTTAGTATTAGATATTGTAAATGTTACTGTTGGTTCTTCATTTGTCATATCTTCACTTGTCCATGCAAATACTTGTGGTTCATCATCATCAAATTGAAATACCCATTCGCATTGTTCTAATTTTTCAGATTGTTTTAATGTAATTTCACCAACTGGTTCAACTACTTCTTGTTTTTTTGTTTTTTTACTCTTTACCATAATTTTATTTTTCATTAACATTTTCAGTATCTATTTCTGTATTTGATTTATTTCTTAAATTTTTACCAGCATCGGTTAATTCTCTGGCAAATAATTTAAATACTTTATCTTTATACATAAAGGTTAAATAAGAATTATTATTATTATTTAATGTAAATGTAACACTTGGTTCTTCTTCCGAATCATCATTTTCGTTTGTCCAAGCAAATACTTGAGCTTCATCTTCATCAAATTGATAACACCATTCACACTCTTCATATATTTTTTCGGTAAGTTTTAGAATGGTATCTTTTAATTCTTGATTTGAAGAATCGGTTGTTATAATTTCGTCTGTTAGTATTGGTTCTTGTGTTTGTTCAATTTCATCCATATTCAATTATTTTTTAGTTTTTTTATCTTCCTACTTCTGATAGGTATTTTACTTTCATTTCCTCCCAACTAATTCCAATAGCATCTATGTAGAATAAGTGTTCTGGTTTAATCCTACCTTCATCATGTAACTTTGTGTATCTACTGATTGCATGTTTCTTCCACCATTTGTTAATATACTCAGTACCTTGCTTAAATTTATCTTTAAGAATTAATTTATCTTCGGTGATTTCGTTTCTAAGATACTCACATCCGTTCTCATACATCATAGCCATATAAACACCTCTCTTAAATCCGTGATGATATTCAGTTGCCTTAATACCACACTCCTTAAAGATAGCACTTAATATCTTTTGTTTGATGCCACTAACAGGTCCATTGGATTCATAACCCATACTAGCACCATTACGAGCTCTCTCATCTGATATATTTTGTTTATACCACTCTGCACGATTTTCTTTAATCCATTGATGCCAAGGGTCATAGAATTTATCATCCGGCTTTAAACTAATCTTACCAGCCGATTCTCCTAATGTTTTAAATAAAGGGATACCATTATATTGTGAATGAATACCATATAAAGATGTTGTACCTACTGCAATTAAAATATTATCATACTTTGATTTCCAATATGCTCTAACCTCCGGTGTAGTTGTCATCATAGCGATTAACTTACCACCTAAAAAGTTATAACCTAATGGCTGAGTACATACGATAGTAGAAGCAATAGTAGTGTTATTTAACTTACCATCAACAAACTTATTATCCTTAGTCCAGCCAATGAAGTTATCTCTAACTCCCATAGCGGTTACATCGGATGCTAATGAAATCTGTCCTAATAGTTTTCCACTCACTCTATCCTTTACATTAATCTTTACATTACGGCCAGGGTTTGCTGTAAAATCCATTGTGTGAATCATACGTCTTACCGCTGCCCATTTAGTAGATTCCTTCGGGTCATCAACAATCTCAACGTAAGGCTCTAACGATTCAATTTCTTTTATCGTTAGCTCCTTATTATTGATATCAGTTGGTTTCCATTGTAAATCGTAATAAGATGCGATTTGAGATTTTGCTTGAATCATTGTAGGTTCTTGCAATTCAACCCACTTCTTATACAATGTTTGTTCTTGAACAGACATCGTCATAAGGTAATCCATATTTTCTTTTAACTTTGCTTTTTCAGATTCAAAGTCAAAGACAGGTTTTTGTGGTTCAGTATCCCAAAAGCTCATATTAATTATTTTACGATTGCTCGGATTTGGTTTGTTGTTATTGATGATTCTAAAATGTATATCTCTTTACCAGCATTTTCAATAAGGAATTTTTCTAAATTTAAATCCCATGTTTCAGTTTGATATAACTTACCATCTATTTCAAATACAGGTTCACTTATTATTTTGTAATGTTGGTTAGCCATATTATTTAATTTGTACTAAATAATAATTTGCTGTGTAGTCTCCATCAACGAATGCTACATGCGATAATCCTTTAGATGAGATTTTTAATGAAGATGATTTAGAACCTTTGTTAGCCATTAAGATAGCTTTCAAATACTTTGCTGAAAACGCAATTGGTTCAATATCTTCTTTAGCCGATGCATCTACTTCAATAGAAATTCTATTTGAGTTGATTGATGAGTATCCTAAAATAACTTCACCTTTACCAGCTTTAAATGTGAATGTAAATGTATCAGAGTCAGCCAATACACCTTTTGATTTGATGAACTTATTTACAAAGTCATCATCTAATGTTATCTCCGCATCAAATGCAGGTAACGCTTTTAAATCAGGTACTGCAGGAATCACCGATGGTGCTGCTAACATATATTGTACCTTTGTTTTCTTATCTGAAAATTTCAATGCACCAGTCACTTCTTCTACAGTGATAGCATCATCTAATACAGATAATAAACCTTTTAATTGTGAAGTAGTGTAAATACCAAACTCACCGCTTGGGAATTCACCACCTACTACTGTAACATCACCTAATAAGGTTTTGTCATCTGAAATCATTCTTACCGATAAGTTTTTGTCATCGGATTTTACCATAACGGATTCAATCTCACCACCTAAGTTGTAACGATTTACGAATCCATCAAATTTTGCTTTGTTCATAATTGAAATTTTAATTTATGTTTTAATTTGTTATACAAATATACGAAAAATACCTGAAACTACCAAATCTTTTAGAAAGAAAAGAATTGTTCAGCTGTCTTTTGAGAGGAAAGTACTGCACCCCATCCCAAAGCCCCATAGAAATCCTCCAATTTCTTCAATAATTCCCTTTCGAAGATTTTATCATAATCGATATATATCCTCACCAAGTCCATTATCTCATCAGGATCATCATGTCCTTTAAATCCAACTGCATCTAACCCAAATGGATTTTGTTTCAGATACACCCATTTAATTTTATCACCATCTCTCATAGGAGCGTGCTTAGCTGCACATTTGAAGTGAACTAATAATTGATTATGTGCAATCGCTGCCTTAACGTGCGCCGGAGTTCCACTATTAAATTGGAACATTGCTCTATTATCTTTTTTCTTTGGAATGTATTTTGATAATTCTTTTACTGCTGAATTCTTAGCTATTGAAGTTACATCCATATTAACCAAGTCCTTTTTGAAATCATATATCCTATCAGTTAGAACCATTTCAGTTTCACCTTGTAGAATTGAAATAAGAATACCACTCATAAACTTACGGAATTGTGCGGGGTACGATGAACGAACCACATCCAATCCTTTCACATCTAATCTATTTACGGGAATACCATTCTCTGCAATAATCCATTGAGCGTATCTTTTTTTAGCAATCCAAATACCACTTCTACTTACGAATTCTTTTTTGATTTGGAAACGATGTTTATCTTTTGATACGTTAAATATTTTTTCGGCAAGGATATCATAAAAGTTATTTAAAAAATCTTGCGTTTCACCAGCAATACCATCCACCAATAATGCAATTTCTTTATCATCCTTTTCTTTCCAATCTGAATACCTATGGTCTAATATTGGAACTGCTGAAAAGAATACTGAATCCGTATCAATGTAAATATTGTAATCAGTTCCTACCGTACCTAATTCTTTATTGTACTTTATATTGGCCATCTCTGCAGTCGATTTAATTACCGTCTGACCTGTTAGTGTTACGGCCTCAGCGTTATCTACATCATAGAATCTAAAAGCAGGTAATCCTAATACTCCATATAATGAATTCAATAAAATCTTTTGTACTAATTGTCTTTTCTTATAAAAATCATACTTCTCTTTATCACCACTCTCACCATATTT